CCTGATAGCCGCTCGCCGACGCCTGTCCGTAATCGCCGCTCGCCGACGCCTGTCCCTGATAGCCGCTCGCCGACGCCTGTCCCTGATAGCCGCTCGCCGACGCCTGATAGAAGGGAAGGGTCGACGCCTCAGCGTCCTGGTCGAGCTCGAGGAGCTTGGCGATCGCTTCCGATCCAGCTCCGCAGAAGACGACGTTGCCGCGGGGGACCTTCACTTTCTCGTCATCGATCACGACGACGTCGCTCGTGTCGACGGCGACGACGAGCCATTTCGCTTCAGGATCCTTGCTGAGCAAGTTCTGATTGCCCTTGCCGTGTAACAGGCCATGGAGTCCGCCACCGCACACCTTGCGCGAATTCCAGTCAGGGCATTCGACCTTCCCTGATGTCGGCCACTTGAAGTTGTTGTACGCCGACATATCCGACTCGCACGTGCGGAGCATGTACGTGAGCGAGACGACTGCGGCACTCGGCGCCTTGATGCGCGCTGTCTTCTTCTTCGCGGTGCTCGGCATGGCTATGCAGCCTCCGAGCAGAGCACCCGCGGATGACCGTTCTCGTCGGATTCGACGACGTAGCCGTCAGCGACCGCGGTGGTGAGATGATCGATGCGGCGGGCGATGAAGACGGTCGCGACGTCGTCGGCGGAGACGCCGGCGGCATAGCCGAGCGACTGCTCGCGCATCTCGGCGCCCGTGAGCTGCGCGACGTTCTGCCCCGGCGCCGCGAAGCCAGCGGCGGCGAGTTTGCAACGCACCGCCGTCAGGTGGTCCAGCTGTTTCATCAACTTTGGTGAAGGCATTGCTGTGTCTCGTAGTTGATCGTGAGGCGGGGCCATTGTTATGTTCAATTCAGCGAGCGTCACCCCAATGGCGCCGCGAATCGTGTCGGGCATGAGGTCGGTCAGGACCTGGTGCCCGATGCGTGTTTTCGGAGATGTCGGATGCGATCGCGGATCGGGTCGAATGCCGGCGCGCCAATGCCCTGCGCGCGATCGCCTTTCTCGGCAGCGCGGCACATGGTCCACGCGACCGCGAACATCACCACCGTCGCGGCGACAGCGCCGATGATGATTTTCTCAATCATGCGAGGACGAGCTCTCCGCGACGGATCGAAACCGCCGACGGATTCGTCAACGGCAGTGACATCCGGGCGCGCAGCTGCTGAAAGTGTGCGATCGCTTCGTCGATCTCACGCGCGGTGTACTCTTGGTTCTCGGCGAGCACCCACGAGGCGGCGATCGCATGCACCGCTTCCGTCGCTTCTTTGATCGCGGCGAGGCGGGCATCATCGATCGAGACGTCGCCGTTGGCGATCGCGAAGTAGCCGCGGAGTGCGACGTGCTTCAACTCTTCGAAGAAATGCGCGACGCGTTCGGCGGTCGTTTCGATGGTCTGCGCGTCACCACTGACGATCGCAGCGCGCATGACGTCCTGCGCGCACTGCACGGCGTCGTGGCCTTTGTAGATCGCCCGGCCGGCGGCAACGTTGTCCCATTTCTGACGCGGCTCTGGCCGTGAGCTCAGCGACGCCGCCATCCCGAGGAACGCGGCGGTCAGGCGACGTTCGTCGAACACCTTCTGCCCTGACGGCAGATGCGACGATTGAGACTGCTTTGAAGTACTCACTACAACCCCCAAGTTGGTGAGTGTGGACGGATGAACTGCGGGTTAGGCGGCGGTGCCGGTCACGAGATAGTCGATCGTGACTCCGTAAATCCGGGCGAGTTTTGCAACCGTGTTCAGCGGAGGTGAGACCGCCTTGTCGTTCTCAAGCAAGGACAGATAGGGCTGCGCAAATCCGGCTTGCTCTGCTGCCTCAGCCTGACTCAATCCGCGCAACGTCCGCGCGGCCGCCAGCCGACGGCCCATCGTTTCAGGTTTGCGCCTGTGCTCCTTTGCGGTCATACTCACCGGTTATATCCGATAGGTGGTGGTTTGTATCGCCATCACCGATTTGTTCTCGGCGACAGGTATATAACATAAGTGACGCTTATGCCGCAAGGGGCAAAAAAGGCGCGTGCAAAGGACTCAGTCAGTCCTTACAAGCGCGAGCTCGCGGAGCGCATTGCAACTGCCTTCAAGCAGTTCAACGCCAACGCGAGGCGGGGGAACGAGATAGGCCAGCTCGAGCTAAGTCGCCTTGTCGCGAAAAAACTTCATCGCCCAGAACCGTTTACGCAGGCCGCAGTTAGCGGATGGATGAATGTTGAAAAACCCAGCGCGCCAGATAATCCAACGCTGCGTGCGATCGCTGACGTGCTGGGAGTTGATTTGATGTGGCTGGTCTTTGGAGCTCAAGAGGATTAGACGAGAGCGAGGCTGCTCTCTTTATCGTGGTCGCGGCACCAGCGCTCCATTCGCTGCACCATTGACGGTGACACGTGCTTTTGCCGAACTCTGACTTCGACCATGGGCTCACCGTGTCGGTCGTGACCGACGACAAACAAGGTGCCGCCGAGGCTTCGTCGGATTCGCACTTCGTAAGGTGCAATCGGTTTTGCTGAGGGGGCTGCGACCTCGGAGCCAGCGATACGCGCTCGCAGCTCGCGCGCACGGATCACACCGAGCAGTACGAGCGGCGACATGCGGGGAGGTACAGATGCAGACATTCGTGCTCATTGCCTCGAACGGGGTAGCCCCGGGCGACTCTTGCTAGGCGAAGGCGGCTCGGGGGAGCGCTGTTACGTTACCGAACGTATCCCGAATCGCGCAAGGGGTTGTTAGAGATCGTTGATCGACGAAAAACAACGGTTGTGATGTGGAAACCATGTGGAGAACATCGTATGCGATTGACGCGATTGATTTTACCGATTGCTGCAGCTGTGACGGCCTGCGGAGGATCGACAGAACCGCGTAACGTTGGACTTGTTGGCATCTGGGAAGCCCAGATCCCGGCGACGAGTGGCCACAGGGCGTCGGTCGTTCAGCTTGTCGGAGCCGGCGGCAGCGGGACCGCTGCGGTCATTGTTGGAGGGATCGATTCGACGGTCTATGTCAGCGTGAGCATCGTGTCGGCGCCAGACGGCCCGGCAAGCATCACATTCTCGAAAGGAACATCGTTCGTAACGCATGCTGCAGCACCAATTCTTACCGTCACCGGAACGCGATCGCAGTCCACACTCAACGGCACGATCAACGGAGGCGTCTTTGTAAGTGAGCCGATAACGCTTCGCGAGGTGCAATGAAGAATTGCGAGATCCGGACAATGCAGTTTCGTATGCTCTGGGAAGTGAAGTGGACGAGAGCGGCATCGAGCTATGTCGTCTCAATTCCCTATGCAGCGGATCCGACGAAGTCGACGAAGATCACGATCGCCTTGCCCGGGCAACACGCGAACAAGCAAGCAGCCGCGGAAGCGGCGGCGCATCACCTGGATACGCTGACGGAGGCGGAGCTCCAGGTGCTGTTGTATCTCGAGATGAGAGGGAACGATCCGCTCGAGCGGGCCAGCAACTGATGAAGCGCCCGACGCACGTGATCGTTGACGCGAACGGCCGCGAGTGGGAGGTCTACGACTTTCGCCTCGAGGACGGCCAGCTCGTCGGCATGGATCTCGGCACCGGTGAACAGCGCATCTTCGTGCCGACCGACGGCGGCGCACGACGCTATCAACCCTTGTACACACGCGAGAGGGAACGGGGCGCGTCGCTTGAGGTCCTGCTCGAGCAGCTCGCTCGGAATGTCCTCTGGACCGCGGACGATCCGAACTACACGAACCACATTGTCCAGCTAGAGCACGAGGGCCGGCACTTCACCTTCCGGGTCGAACGCACCGATGGCGTCGACTTCTGGACCGTGGAGAGCGACGGGCAATTCTTCCGGAGCCCGCTGTCAGTCGACGGCGGCGAGACGCCCAACTTCTTCCGCGAGCTCGCTCGCGCGGCGATGGTTCACTATGGACTCTGACGAATTCATTCGCTTCCACGGCGGACCGAAGGACGGCGAGGCGTTGATTCTCCCGCTGCGTAAGACCCCGGTGCGCGCCGATCAGCTCGACGACGTGCTCTTGCCGCATTACATCGAACTCAGGGGCGGGCGGTATGAGCTCAATCGTGAGATGAAGCGATACGAATGGTGCGGACCGGCGGCCCAACATTAACGCTTGTTTCGACCATGATCCGATGCGATCAGTGTAATGAGCTGATCACCGACGCGGGGATCCGCTGTCCGTTCTGCAACGCGCCCAGAGTGCCTCGTGGCCGCTCGCGTTGGGCCTTCACCGCCGGAGCGGCGATTGCCTGCGCTATCGTGGTCTTCGTCGCGATTCTAGTGCTTGCGAGGAGATGAGACCTGGTGGCCGCGCGAGACGTCCGGATGAATGAAAAGCCGCCCCGTGTCGTGAGACGGGGGCGGCTTTACTACGTGCGGAATAGGGCCTTTTCGTTTCGCTCAGGATGACTAAAACAACGACTTGTTCGCGCCGATTCCGCCGACGCCACAGTCGACCGCCTTCTGCAGACAGTTCTCGACGATGCTCTTCATCGTTGTGGCATCCCAGCCCATCATCCAATCGGCGTGTGCGCTCATGCCGGGCTTCGTGAGATCGCCGTCGCTCGACAGATGCCACGTCGCCGGGTTCGCCCCCTTCAGCACCGGAAAGTCGAAGTGCTCGGAGATCTGCGGCAGCTGCACCCAGCCCTGCGCGCATGTGCCGGCGACGAAGTTCGGATAGGCCATGTGCGACTTATGGTCCGGCGAATCGAGATCCTTGCCGTTCCAGCAGCTCGGGAAGAAGATCGTGAGCCGCACCATCGCGCCGGCCGGACACGCGCCGGGAATCGTATAGCCCGACTGAATGACCTTGCCGCCCTTGTCCTTCACTGCGGTCAGGTCCGGCATCAAGCAGTCCCACGCCGCGATCGGCAGCGGGCCCGGTGCGACCTGTGCGCCGGTCGCGTTCTTATCGCCGGCGATCATGCGCAGGCCCGTCGGCAACACCTGCGTTTTCGCCGGCGGCATGTTATAGCCGGTCTTGTAGTAGATCGTGGCCTCGTCCGGCATCACGACGTTGCCGGCGCCGTCGACCATCGCGGGTGTCCAGTACGCCGTGCGATTGAGGATGCCGCCGCGACACGTTGAGTTACCCGTCGTCACGATCGTCGACGAATCCGTGTAGGCGCTGATCGCCGTGTTGCCGAAGAACATGTGCAGGTGCGACTTGCCGGGCTGGCCTGGAAAGACGATCGGATCATCGAACGCCATGTGCGCGAGCGAGCACGTTGTGCGGAAGGATCCTGTCCCGTCGGTGTAGCTGCCGTTGCCGCCGCCGTTCTGCACATCGGCCGTGCTCGAGCCGGGCGAGCCTTTAAAGACCGTGATGTACGGTGACGTGATCGGTCCCATGACCGTCGCGACGAGCGACTCAGTGATCGGCGGCCCATAGCGACAGTGCAGAGGACCCGAGCTCGGATACTGATTGTTGAAGCCGTAGCCGGCACACGGCACTTCGTGATACGTGGTCTGCTGCACGCACTTCGTCTCCGTGACGTCGCACAGCTGCACGACACGCAGTCCGAAGTAGTCGCACATCGCGCCCGCATTCGTACAGAACGTCCACGTCGTCGCGACCGGCGGAGGCGTCGTCGTGTCGGCGGGCGGCGCTTTGGTGGTGTCGCGCGGGGGAATCTTCGTCGTGTCCTTCACGGGCGGTGGCGGAACGACCGTATCGATCGGCACGGCGGGCGGCTTTGGCGTCGTCCCGTGCACGATCAGTGCGACGAGCTGCGCGTTGCTCAGCTTCAGCAACGAATCGGCGTTGGCCGTGAACCACGCATCGAGGCCACTGCTGAACGCGAAGCACGACTTCGCGATTGTCGCCTTCTGCACGCCAGTGAACGGAATGGCTTTCGTGAGCAGAATGCTCGTTGAATCGCAGACCGGTGACTGAACAGCCGTCCCTTTCGTCTGCGCGTGAATCGGTGGAGCAAGTGCGGCGAGGACCAACGCAATGACCGCAATGAAGCGTTTCGTCATGGCTCGAGGTGCAAGGGTGCTCGGCGCCGCCGAGCGCGGTACAGCGTGCTATCCGAGGGCAGGTTTGACGACGAGCTTGTTCTTCGAGCCGTCGTCCGGCCACGTCAGCACGGTGGTATCCGTGAACGTGACTTCGATTTCGTACAGGTAGGATCCTTCGTCGGGCATGGTGCCTTGATGCCGGTACTTCACCGGGCCCGCCGGATCCGCGTCGAGCGGCGTCAGGTCGAGCGTGACGACGCCGTGATCGACGACGAGCGCCAGCGAATCCGCGTCGGCGATGTTGATCTTCGCGACGGCGCCGTCCCAATCGCCGTGATCGAGCGGCGTGCTCTCGTCGAGTGTGCCGGAGAGGATGAGCGTATCGCCTGTCTTTCGCGGCTCGCTGGTATTCGGGGCAGCCATGATTAGAGATCCGGTGAGAGAGAGTCGCCGCGGTCGTCTGGATCGATCGACCGCGCACGATCATCAGGCTCGAGCGAGCGCGAGAGATTGAGCGGGCCGAGCGATCGTGCACGATTGTCGGGCGTGAGCCAACGACGTACGGCGCGAATACCCAGCAGCGCGCCCGCAATGATCGGCAGCAACGTCACGGCGCCGACGAGCAGCAGCGCGCCGCGCAGCGTGCTCGAGACAGCTTTGCGCACGATGCCGACGGCGATGATCTGGCCGGCGAAATGCGAGCTCACCGATTTGCGGACCGTGCCCGAGCTCGCGATCGCGCCGAGCAACGATTTGCCGATCTGTCGACGCAGCGAGCCACTCAGCCCGATCGATCCGCCGAGCGTGATGAAGAACGTGCGGACCGGTTGAAGCGTGAGCGCGCCGCTCGAGGCGATTGCTCCGACGAAGGTCTTGATCGTTTGCTTCGCGATCGCGCCAGAGCTCACGAGCGCGCCGACGAACGTGCGCGCGACGCCGCGCTTCAGGGTGCTCGTCGGCGTCACAGATCCGAGCAGCGACTTCAGCGTCGATCGCGTCAGGCTCCCAGAGAGGCCGATGCTGCCGCCGAGCACAATCAGGATCGCGCGGATGATGGCGACGGCGCCGCTCGGCGTGATGGAGCCAGCGAACGGCTTCGCGGTTTGCTTCGGCAGCGCGCCCGAACTCGCGATCGCGCCGCTCATGTTCTTTGCGGTGCGTCGCGCCGCCGCGCCCGTTGGCGTCGACGAACCGGCCAGCACCTTGGCGACGAGTCGGCCGAGCCCACTCGTTGGCGTCACGGAGCCGCGGAGTGGCTTGCCGGCCGTCTTGGCGAGTGCGCCGGACGCAGTGATCGCGCCCGACTTCGTCGTCGCGACTGCTTTCGTCGGTGTGCCCGTCGGTGCGATCGCGCCGCTCCGGATCAGCGCGATCGCACGGCCGAGCGCCGCGGCCGGCGTGATGTTGCCGACGAGGCTGATCGTGTACGCGGTGCCGCCGCTACCGCCGCCGGCGACCCATCCGGCAAGCAGGTCGTCTTCCTCCTCGAGCGCCGGCGCTTGGAGGATCGGCAACGGATCGCCCGTGCGCACCGCGCCGGTGAGCGTCGGCGCGGTGTAGTAGGTGATGCTGCGCCGCGAGGGCGAATAGTCGAACGGTTTCGCTTCGATGCCCTTCGGAATGCAGAGCACGACGCATCCAGTCGGCACGTACCACGGATTGCGCCGCCAGCGATCCATCTCGGCGAGCGAGAGCACGCTGCCGTGGCAGTACGCGAACGCGCCGTGCGAGCCGGTGCGCGCCTGGTTGTTGAACTGGTTGAGATCGCCCCAGTTCAGAATGGGCGACGTCGCCGCTGTCGTGTTGCCAGAGCCGACGGTGCGCGAGCCATTGTAGGCCGACTCGCGCATCTTCTCCGTCATCGTGCCCCAGTACTCACGAACGCCGTTCGTTTCATCGTAGGTGAGAATGCGGCAGATCCACTTGCCGAGCTGGATCGGCCCCCCGACGTCGTCCGTCGTGAAATACGATGACGCGGTTGTTGCGCGGGGGATGCTGACCTGGTAGCCGAAGCCCGGGTTCCCGTTAATGTTGCCGAGCTGGAAGTTCGGACTGGCGCTCGATGGCGCGAGCGCCGGACCTGTGCCGCCGTCCTTCGCGGCGTGCTTGATGTATTCGAGAAACGTGAACGAGTGACCGGCCGCGATGTTGGGCACGGTCACCTGGCACAGCGAGGATCCCGCCGTCGCGACGAAGATGGACACGCGGCGCCGCGCTACGCGGCCGTCTTCGAGAGCGCCATGACCTCGAGGAGGTGATTCGTGCTGGTGGCGTTCATCGCCGCGCCGCCGTTGTTGATGGCGATGATCGTCCACAGATTGGGGATCTCGATGCCGATCGCCTGGCGTAGCGAATCACATCCCCAACTGACGGACGTGGCGCCGTTCATCTGCACGCGATCGATGAGCTTCGCGTTCTTCAGATTCGCAGCGGTGAATGAGCCAGATGTGCCCGACGCGCCATCGACATAGGTCGGGCCGCTCGTGATGAGCCGCGCGAGGTAGAGATCGAGCGTTCCGGCGCCGGCGCCCGTCAATTGCGTCTTGGGAATGCGCAGTGCGTAGTCGAGTGCGAGTGTCGTCGTATTGTCGACGGCATCGGACTGACAGCCGGCCGCGTTTGCGACGCTCGCGAGCGCGAGCGCGAGCGTCGCAAAGGTGCCGTAGCCAATTTTCGCGGTGGCCATGATTAGGTCACCTCGGGCGGAACGTAGAGCGTGCCGACGGCCTTCTGCACCGCGACGTGATCGAGCGGTTGCACGTCGAAGCCGTAGAGCGCCTGCAGCTGCGAGCCTGGACGCTCGCCGATCGCGAGCAGCTCGTCGCGCGTCGCGTCGCTGAGAATGTTGGCGGTGTGCATCGCCGTAACAGCGCCGATGAACGCCGGGTTGCCGGGACCGAAGTCCGCGTACGACGGCGTCTGTCGCTGCAGGCGTGTGAGCTTCGCGATGTCGCGCAGTCCCTGATCCGCTTGCGTGTCATCCGCGAGATCGTCGACGTGCATCGAGATCAAGCGACCGGCCGGTGTCGCGTGACCGTCGATGTAGCGCAGCAGCTCCTTCCACGACACGTCGTAGTGCACGAGGATGGAGCCGTCGACCAGGTTCAGCTGGTCGGCGATATCCTGGTGCCTGCCTGCCACGGCGAACGCCAGCAACGCCGGCGTCTCCGTGATGAGCGTGTACAGCTGCGCGGTCGTCAGCGGCGTCATCGCTTAGCTGCCCGCCGTCATCGTCAGGACGTACGTGCCCTGCAGCGAATCGCCGTTGCCGGAATCGAGATTGACCGCGGCGAACTTCGAGCGATCGAGGCACGTGCCGCCGCCGGTGGCCGCCTGCGACGCGACCATGTGTTCTGTGACCGCGGGCGTGCCCGAATCCGGAGTGAGCGTCGCGACGGTCGTGTACGTGGCGTTCGTGCTGACGGTCGCCGACGACTGCGAGCCGGTCGGCCGCGTCGAGTTCGGGTTGTACTCGGTCGTGAGCTCCGTGACGAGCGCCGTATCGCCGACCGCTTCCGCGGTCGTGCCGGTCCCGAATCCGTGAAACTTGAAAAGGCTCGAGTCGTTGGCGCCGCCGGCGATGTCGTCGCAGATGTACTTGGCGCCTACGGTCGTGATGACGCGCAACGAGGCGATGCCGTACTCGACCCAGCGGCCCGTGCGGCCGTCCTTGCGACGCAGATACAGCGCGCCATAGTGCGTCGAGATGCCGAGCAGCTCGGCCGTCCACACGCGCCACAATCCGCGCCAGATGTTCGGCAGGTTCTTGATGCGCCACACGTTCACCGCGGTCTCGAGACCGGGACGCGGGAATGCGAGAATGAGAATGTTCAGAAGATGATGCGCGACGCGGCCGCGGAACGGATCCGCGTAGAACTTCGTGAGCCCGATGGTGCCGTTGGGGCGGATGGTGCCAACTCGGAACATGACGACTCCCGTCGTTATGTGTGGGTGAAGGATCTATCGAGTGCGTCGATCGAGGACACCGACGTCGGTCGGTTGCATGGCGCGGCGCGGTTCCTTGTCGCGATCGAGGCGAGCGATCTCGCTGTCGTGCTGGTCGAGTCGTGTTCCGTGCTCGACGAGGGCGCCTTTCTTCAGCGGAGAGATGGTCGAGACGATGCCGATATCAGGCTCGGTCATCACGGTCTCGAGCCGGGTCACTCGCGTATTCGTGCGCCACGCAAAGACGAACGCGCCAACCGCGGCCGCGTTGCCGATGTATTGCATGAGATCGCGGATCCCGCTGTTGATTGCGGCCGCGGCGACCTGTGCTTGCGCGAACTCGTGAACCATGCTGCTCCCTTCTGAACGCCATCCGGCGTGCATCAACGTCTCGAATCAGTCGACCTGCTGTCCTACGATATCAGCCGACGCGACGTCGGCGTTGAGCGATACGGTCACTTCGGGACCGTGGGCGTTAGAGCACCTCGAGGACGCTGAACTCGCCGTTGGAGCGGCCCTGGTTGGCGGTCAGCGCAGTGAGCTGCTCCATCGTCGCGAGGTAGTTGCGCTGCCAGCCATAGGTGGTGTCGGTGGCGTCAGGAATCCAGAAGAACTGTCCGGAGGTGCCGAGGCGCTGATTCATCTTGCGCACGATCGACGCGTCGGCGTCGACGAAGTCCTCGATCGAGAAGCCGTCCGTGCGATAGGTGCGCTTCACGTTGTAGAGCGCGGACGAGCCATCCGTGACGGTGCGGACCGTGTCGTTCTTCTGCTGATGCTTGGCGCCGTCGCTCATGTCGACGTTCGTCGGCTTGAACGCGCCGGCGATGATCACCCGTGCGACGTCGATGTAGCCGTCTGCGTTGCCTGTGTCGGTGACGACGAGGAACCCGTAGCGCGCGGTGATCGGTGACGTCGGCATCGCAACGTTCCAAACATTCAACGGCGAACCATCTGGGCCTGTGAGGTCCTCGACCGTGATCCCTGTTGGTCGCGCTTGGAGTGAGCCGGAGTAGTACAGGCCGCCGGTGCCCGGCGTCGAGTCCAAGCCAAAGGCAAACGTAGGCGACGACGAGACCGTAAGGTTCGGCAGCAACACCGACAGAAGGCCGACCGATCGCGCTACGCCGAGGTCGAAGTTGATCTGCGCGTTCGTGAGCGTCGTCGTCCGCGCTACGCGGCTCAATCGACGGTCGAGCACATTCGACACCGGCAATGTGCTGACCCACGAGCCGTTGCCGATGCTCGCGACGGGCGTGTACAGCGGCGTCGCCTGCGTATAGTCCGGAAACCCGAAGAGGCAGTTGCTCATCAGATGGAGTACCAGCCTGACACAATGATGCGCGACGCATTCGTGAAATTTGCGTCGGTCAGCTGCGCATTCGTGCCGGTCGCATTCTGATAGACGGCAATGTTGGTCGTGCCCTGCGCCACAATGGCCGTATACCCACCAGCGACTGACGAAAAACCGCTCGCGAAGCCAATCGTTATGGCGCAGTGCATCGTGGACAGCGTGTCCGCCGTGAATGGCAGTCCTGTGATGACCGCCGCGCCTGTGCTAGAGCCTTTTGCACTGAGTCCGATATCGAGTTTGAACCAGACGAGGCTGCCGATCTTGATGTAGTAACCAGAGTGATTGGCGAAGGTCAGTCCCGTCGCGCCGCCGCCAAAGGTCAGCAATGGCGTGAACGCCGCCGCCGGGTTGGATAGCGCGTCGATTACTACAGTGCTCATGCCGCGATCCTCTCTATGACGAAGGCACCGTTGTGGTCGACGACATAGGCGCCGCTCTTGTCGATGACGTTCTTGTACCGCGCTCCGCCCCAGACGGTGAGCGTGAGCTCTTTCGCGGCAGCATTCGGCCGCGCGTCGAGCACGATGAACAGTCCACCGCCTTCCGTACCGATCCCGGTTGCTGCCTGGCTCGGTGAGCCGACGACACTAAGCGAGTAGCGCGGATAGATCACCTCGACGACGTCGTTCAGCTCGAGCGCGTCGCTGTCGTCGTTCAACTCGATCGTGACCTCATACGGGTCGCGCTTCACCTTGCGCAGCGCGAGCCGGCGATTCGCTTCCGCCTGTGCATCAGCCGCGAACGCGTACAACGATTGAATCGTGAGCACGCCGGCGGACGGATGCACATCGAGCACCGGCAGATCCGTCGACGGCGCGTTGCGCCACTCCTGCGCGAAGTCCGCGCGATCGGCATCGCTGACGATCCCCGCGATGTCCGTCGTGAGCGTTTGGTAATAGCGCGCGTATTGGACGACGACTTGATAGAACGGGATGCCGTTGCCCTGGTCGTTCGACGTGATCCGCTTGAGCGTTCCTTCGACCACATCGGCCTTCGTGATGACGAGTGCCGGCGTGCCGCTCGGCGCGGCGAATTGCGCGATGCGGAAGGTGCCTGCTTTGTCGGGGAACCAGGAGCCGCCCGGCGTCCCCGCGGCGAGATCGATGACCTGATCGCATGTGACGCTATCATCGACGGTCCAGTATCCGCACGCCGAATCGTCCGCGGCATCGAGCGCGGTGAGATCGCCGCTGTCGAAGCTCGGCGCCGACGGCACGCGACCGAGCGCCTTGTTTGCGATCGCGCCAGCGGTGTGATCAGCCGACGTCGCTCCCTCGGTGACGTCCGACGTGATCGTGCCGTCCGGCGAGCCGCCGAGACGGAAGTAGCCGCCCGCGGCATACTCGCTATAGGAGCCAGCCAACGGCGCGAGATCATCGTCGAGAAGATCGGCTTCGGACGAGTATCCCTGCACGACGGACTTGAGTAGCGTAGAGCCAGGGATGACCGAGACGTTGCCGTTGGCGGCGCACGGACCCTTCGCGCCGAGCCCCGTCCACGGCGCCGAGGTCTGAATCCACTGCAGCCCGTCGACGCTCGAGAAGATCCAGCCCGGATTACTAAACGTCGCCGCGATGAAGACATTCGCGTACATCACGCCCTTGAACAGGAATCCGGTCTGCGTGCGCGTCCACACAATACCGTCGAGCGACGTCATGAGGATTTTGCTGCCGACGGCGACGAAGCGATCGAGTCCGAACGCGATCGCGAAAATGTCCCCGACATAGCCATCGGCGCTGGTATTCTCGCTGCGCTTGGTCCACGTGATCGCATCGGCCGACGACAGAATGAGACCGCCCGCGCCGCCGAAGACGCCGATTCCGTTGCCATAGCAGGCGCTCCACAAGCCGCCTTGATTCGGGCCAGGGCCAGGCGATGCCGTCCCGGCCGCGCGCTGCGTCCACGTGAGCGCGTCGGGCGACGTGTAGATCTCCCCGCCTGTCCCGCACACCACGAAGAGCGCCGCGGTCGCGTGATAGATCGCCCCGCGATAGAAGTTGCCGCTCTGCAGCGTCGGCACGGTGTGCGTCGTCCACGTGACGCCATCCGTCGACGTTAGGAATTCGGCATCCAGCACCGCGAGCCAGACGCCGGCGCCGTACGCGACATCACTGAGGCTGCTCAGGCCTGTTTTCCGGGTGGTCCACGTCACGCCATCGGGCGACGTGCGAAGGAGGCCGATGCCGCCTCCAAGATCGCCGGCGATAAAGAGCCCGTTCGCGAAGCGCACGGTGCTGCCGGTCGTCGCGCCCGCGACCCATGTCTCACTCGTGCGCAACGACACGCCGCGATCGCGCACGGCGTCGATCGACGCGACGGCGCCGTCGTTCACCTGATAGATCAGCTTCGCCGTGTTGACCGGCACCGCAGGCACATTCTTCACGACGCCGAGGCACACCGGCTTCGGTTTCCCCGCGAGCTCCGCGGTGCCTTCGAGGCCCGCCGGCAGCGCATTGTTGCCGAGATACTTGTTCGTCTGCAGTTTCGCGCTCGCGACTTCGTAGAAGCGATCGCGCAGCTTCAGCGTGATCAGATCCGTGTCCCACTCCAACTGCTCCGCCGAGAGCACGGTGCTCTCGAAGTCCGACGGATAGCTCGGGTTGAATGTCGTCGTGCGACGCAACGTGACCGTGCGTGCGTCGAACGCGAGCTCGCTCAGGTAGTCGAGATCACCGTCGGGGTTGTTCAGCTTCAGATCGCCGAGCGACATCGTCGAACGCCCAGTGGTCGCTGCGCTCGCGAAGAGTGAACGACTGATGTCCGACGTGTCGAGGCAGACCTCATACGCCGTGTTCGCCGGCGACTCCGACGGCTTCGTCGTGAAGGGACGATTGGCAAAGCGCAGGATCCGCGTCGTCCCGAGCGCGCGATCGTACGCCTCAATTTCCGCGAGACAGAGCGCTTCCGTCTTCATGCCGAGCGCACCGCGGCGGTGACGCTATCGAGCGCACGGCGCGTCGTCGTCGCGCTGTCCTCAACGGCGCTCGTGTTCTCCTGTGTCGCGGCGATAGTACCGACGAACCCGGCCTGTGAGACAGCGACGAGTGAGTCGATGCGATCGTTGAGCTCCGTTCGCAGCTCGACAATTGCGTCGACGACGGCGGCACCGCCATCAATACGCGGCCGCGTTCCGCCGACCGGCGTCGGTGTCGGCGTTGTGGGCGTGAGCGCGGGGCGCATGGCGAGAATGCCCGTGCTGATGTCGATTGCCTTGAGCTCGTCGAGTTGCTGCTGCAACAGACTGACTTGCTTCTGCGCGTCCGTCATCTGGCTACCGTAGAGGTTCTTCAACGCGTCGGTCATCACCGTGACCGAGTTGTAGTCGAGCACGTAGCCGGCGCCGCTCGCGTTGTACTTCCGCGAGGCGTCGAGATATGTCTGGGCGACGCCGCTGAACTGCTGCGCCGCGGAGGAGTCTCCGCCGATCGCCGCCTGATAGAGCGTGCTCAGTTGCGACCGCGAGGTGTCGAGCTGCTGGCGCGGCGAGAGCGGCGAGTACTGGCTGACGGCGAGCGAATCACTGAACGCCTTCAGCGAGCTATAGGTCTGCTGCGCGGTGTCGTAGGTCTGCTGCGCCGTCGACAGCTGATCTTGCAGGAGCGTGGTCTGCTTCTCCTGCTCGCGCTGGGCTTTCTCGGCGGCCTGCGCCTGCTCGAGCAGCCGCATGGAGATCGCGTCGAGACCGTCGACCATGGCCTGCTCGATCTCTTGCTGCTGCTGGAGCGCGAATGCGTCGTCTGATTTACCAGCCGCGTTGAGGAAGCGCAGCTGATAGTTGTCCTGGGCGCTCGCGTTCTTGCGGATCTCCGCGAGTGCGGTCTCGGCTTTCGTCGCTTGCTCAGTCGCGAGATTGAGTGCCTCGAGCGACTTGAACTGCGCGTCATTTGCGGCGATGGCCGCTGCGATCGCCGCCTCGAGCGCCGCCTTGCCGGCGCCGCCGAATCCACCGACGCCAGCATCAGCAGTGAGTTGCGCGCGGATCTTGTCATCTTGCGCGATACGCTCCTGCTCGAGCTGCAGGTTCTTGTACTGCGCGTCCGACAACACGCCGAGCTGATTCTGGATGCTCGCGGTCGTGTCATCGATCGACTGCTTCAGCGCCTGCATGGCGATTTTCTGCTCGCGCGCCGCATCGCCCATCGAGTGAAAGACGCTAATCACGCCAGTGATGGCCCCGATCACCGGCGTGACGGCACCAAGAACGCCAGTGATCGAACCAAGACTGCCGCCCATGCCATTCGGGCGACCAAGCGCTTTGATCTGTTCGATCAACGGACCAATGCCTGTAGCGAGACCGGTGATGTCGTCGATGATACTGCCGAGGTTCTTGTCGACGCCACCGAACGCCGCGGTGAGATCCACGGCCAGCCCAACCGACCGTTGAATCGCATCGGCGGTCGCTTGCGCATCCTCGAGGATCTGACGCTGCGCCTTCGCAGCGCTCGCGTTGAGTCCCGCCGTCGCACCAGCCGTGTTGCGCACGCCAAACGCAACCACCTGTGACTGGAGGCCCGTTGTGTTCTGCGACAGGTACTTCGCCGACTCGGCCATCGCGCGATACGCAACCGACGTCTGCGTCAATTGCGGCGTCAGACCCTGAAGCGCGGAGGCCATCATTCGAAACCACTCCGTCTGCTCGTGCAGCTCGGGGACGAGGTTGCGAATACTCTGGAAGATCTGATCGCTCTTCGCGTTCATATCGGCCATCGAGTCGCGCAACTGTTGCTGCGCGTCGGCCAGATCGAGCGCACGAATCTTCGCGGCGGTCAGCTGATCGACGAGCTTGTTCAGCGCCGCCGCCTGCTCCGTCGAGTTGTTCGCGTCGTTCTGCTTCTTCTGCGCGATCGCGTCGTACTGCAGGCTGAGCTTCTGCAAGTAGTTCGCGCTGTAGAGATACGCGTCGTTGAGTGCGTTTTGCTTATTGAGCTCATTCGTCGACAGCGAGACGTCGAGGGTCAGCTTGTCAGCGATGGTCTTCCGCGCACCATGCAGTGCGTCATCCGTCTTGTCGAGAGTGGCGACAATCTGCGACGTCCCTTTGCCCAGCTCGAGACCGAACTGCGTGACGACCTGATCGATGTTCCCGGCCGTGAGGATGCGCGTGATCGACGAGAACAGCCCGCCAGGTGCCGCACCGAGGGCCACACCGACGCCGCTGGCCTGCCCGTTGCCGATCTTCTGCAACTCCTCGCGAAGCTGCTTGGCACTGTTGTACGCGGCGACGAGCTCGCGCTGCATATCGCCGGTGCCGTTGTTCTTCTGCGCTTGATTCCAGTCGATCAGCGACTGCGTGAGTTCCTTCTGCTTGTCCTTGGCGGTATTCGCCTCGACGTGCCACGCTTCCCACGTTTTCGTCACGACGACGAAGCCCGCGGCGATCGCACCGAGCACGGTGATCATCTTCATCGAGTCTTCGACGAAGTGACTGCCCAGGGCATAGCTAAGCTGCGAGACCGCCGGGCTGAGGTTCGTGGTGTTGGTGATCGCGCTGACGAGCTCCTGGTTCAATCGCCCAAAGCTGCCGTGCGACTCCTCGACCTCACGACGGAAGGTCACCGCCGGCGCCGTCATCTTCGTGAACGCGTTTCCCATCGCGTCGGCTTGCTTGTTGAACGTCACCGCCGGCGCCGTCATGCGCGTCGTCGACGCGGCGACGTCGTCGGTCTGACGACGGAACGTCACCGTCGCAGCCGACATGCGAGACAGCGACGACGTCACGTGATCGGCGGCCTGCGCCTGTCGAGCAAGGGCCTGCTCGATGTGGCTCAGTGAGCCGACGACGTTGTCGATCTGTCCGCCGAACTGCGTCGCGATCTGCTGAGCGGACGCAATGATATCGCGCTCGGTGGCAGAGAACGCACTCGTGATGCGCTTCGCCGCTTTGTCGCCACGATCGCCGACCGCGTCGAGCTGCTGATTGACGGCGTCGTCGCCGTCCATCTCGAGCGAGATGCCGAAGGCAGAGATGTCAGACGAGGCTGCGCTGCTCATCGGGAGGGCACCGGGTTGGTGAGAGCCGCATGCAGCGCGAAGATCGCGCGCGTCTCGTGCGGCGCGAGCTCATTGCGAGTGAGCGTCGCCCACGCGTGCAACGTCGTCCAGGACAGCTGGATTGCACCGAATCCGTCACCGACGATGCCCATGCGAATTTCGTGAACCCACTCCCAGAGGTAGGACAGCGACACCGGAAACGGCGGAGGAATCAACGCCTTCTTGGCGACCGTACTGCCGCGTCGCGCAGCGGCCTTGAGATGCGCGCGGGCGGGAGTGCCCTTGTCGTCCAGCTTCGACAATCGGGCACTCCACGACGCGTACTGCATCAGCGCGGCGAGCTCGCGTTGAAAAAACGGGAGTGCCCGTTCATGGCGGCCTGCACCTGCTCCTGCCACTGCGGCTGCTTTGCGAGCACCGCCTTCCAGTTGGCCGCGGTGATCGGGAACGGCTTGCCGCCGCTCGAGAGATCCCAGGCGAGGATACAGGCGACTTCGAGCTCGAGGTTGTTGTCGTCGAGCGCGTCGACTTCGAGCTCATTGCCGCCGTGCGCGTTTGCGAGATTCTTCGATCGAATGCGCTTCAGCGCATCGCGGTAGCGCTGGCTGAATGTGCCGGCGACCGTCGCGGTCAGCGGCTTCTGATCATCGCCTTCGCCGAAGAACATCGGTTGCTTCGTGACATCTTTGAAATGCACGAGCGTGCCGGCGTCTTCCGACACGGTAGAAAGATTTTCAATATCCATGGACTGCGTGCTCCGTCTGGGTGTGGGTGCTCGCCGCCCTTCATGGCACGCCCTCGCTCGAGGTATCTCACGACAGCTCTAGAGGCACGAAGGGACGGCGAACACGATCTTGCGGACCTACGACGGCGCGGTGCGTGCGCGGCGCGCCCAGGGGTGAGTGTTGTTACGCGGCCGAGGAGGCCCACTTCACGGTGGTGAGCGCGCGATCGCTGCCGCCTTCGTCGATGCCGGCGCGCCAGGGCACCGTCACCGGCATGGCGCCGTCATCGCCGATCGGCGCGTCGGCGCCGTCGAGGACCGCGTTGCCGACATAGGCCGCGATGAAGTCCGCGGGATCCGCTTCGTTCTCTGACATCACGATGAAAAAGTCGACCTGCGTCTCGGCGCGGAACGCTGCGAAAAACACCATGTCCCCGAGCAGGGCGGTGAAGCTGCCAGAGACCTTCGCATTCGACAGATTCACATCGGGGCTGGTCTTCGACAGCGTCGGCGTCGTCGAGCCGCCCATGTCCCACGTGAGCGTGAAGCCCGTCAGCACCGAGTAATCGACGCCATTGACGCGGATGATGCCGTCGACCATCACGAGCGGCAGCGACGTCGAATACACCGGGCTCGTGAAGTTCGGCGATGTGTCCTGCTCGGCGACGTCGAGGCCCTTGAACGTCGCCGTCATGACGATGTTCGCGTCCGGCTGAATCGACAGCTCGAGCTTGCACACCTTAAAGTCGGTGCCGAGCAGGCCCTTGGAGATGTCGAGCCCGAACTCTTCCATCGTGTAGTAGCGCTCGACCGGCGTGGCGCCGTTGACGAGCGTTTTCGCGACCACGACGCTGAACGTCGTATCGGGCGTCGCATTCAGCACCAATGACGCGGCAGGGACCGTGATCGTGGACGCCGATACGGCGACGACGCGGAACCACTTGCCGTTGTTCGCGGCGTCCGCAAAGCTCGCGAGCTTGATCATGTCACCGCGGCGGATACCCTGGGTGAGCCAGGAGCCAGCAGCCGCAACGATCGTGTTCGTCGTGGTCGTTGCTGACGTCATCGCCGCTTGCGTGATCGTTGCCGTCGCGACCCATGTCCCGCGCATCGCGGCTTCGATGATGTCATCGAGCATGCCGACGCCGAGCTCGATCGCGTAGGCACAGTCACCACTGCGCGAGCCGTGTCGGCCGCGCTTCATCTGGCCGTCCTTTCGGATCGCGTTGCTGTTGATGATGGCCTTCGTGAGCTTCAGCCCCTGGCCGGGATTGACGTTCAATCCGATCGCGCTCGCACCGGATGCCGGCACGCCGAGTCCAGACTGACGCTTGAGGGCGACCTGGACGTTCTTACCTGATTGGAGAGTCATGACGACATCCGTCGTTATGAGAAGTGGAAAGGCGCCTTACGGCGTGGCGATGGACTGAACGCGAAACGGGATCGTCATGGCACACACTGCCCACCCGTCGTCTTGCGGAATGATCTGACCCGATGACGGCGCAGGGAGGCCGCGGATGCGGATGCTGTCACCGTTGACGAGTTGCGCGAACGTGAGCCCCGGCGGAAACGCGGCGAGGATGGCATCGACAACGCTGCCGATCGCCGAGATGCCGTTCTTCGTGAGGCCGTACATCGTCACGATGTAGAGGCCGAACGAGACAGACGGCCCACGTGTAAGGCCAGGCAACACACCCGGCTGCGGAATGAACTGCTCGGTGATGTATGGCGTGCTCGGCGTCGGCTTGAAATCGATGTTCTCGAACGCGCGCTGACCCTTTGGCGGAATTCCGCTTACCGCCTCGAGGCGGGCGCGCAGCGCGAGTTGGACCGCAATGCGGCTAACCATTCGCTGCCTCCGCCTCGATAATCCGCGGGAGCGCAGCGACGGTGAGTGCAATCGACCACCGGCCGCCTACAGGCGACTTCTGTCGATACGGCCCGCCACCAGGACGCGCGATGCCATCCTCGTTCTGTCGGGCGTACGGAGAATCTGTCGTAATCGCAGCTGTCGTCGGCGACGGAAAGAGCAACTGGTACGACGCGCGGAGCTCCCCGTGATCGACGGGTTGGCCCTTTGATCCTGTGAGCTCGGAGCCGACCTGGATCGACTCGTACGCGCGCGACGCCACTCGTGCGAATGCCGCACGGCTGCGCACCTGCACTTTGACTTTGATATTGTCGGTAATCGCACGAAGACTCATCGGCGACACACCACCGTCGCTGCGATCGCGACACCATCGGGGGCGAACGCTTTACGCTCGGCCACTGTCACCGTCTTTCCAGCCCACACGGCGGTGTCGCCGCTGAGCGGGACGTCGTCGATCTCGTTCGGCGAGAAGAACAGCGTCACCGCGGTCTCGTGCGTGAGCTCGAGACGACGATAGGTGTCGCGATCGCCATCCGTCTCGACCGCATAGCCCGCGATTGTCAACGTCGTCGGCGCCGAGCTCGTGTCGGTCGCTGAGTCGTACGTCGACGACACCCGCGTGAACGTGATGTTCGATCCGGCTTCCGCGAGATCGGCGAGTGCGTCCGCGTGCTCTGATACGTACTTGCTCGTCATGCGCGGACCGCCTCGACGCCGCCGGCGTCGCGGAACATGTGCTGAATGAGCCGCATGACCTGTGGGTAGCGACCGAGCCCGCGAATGAAGTCCTGCGAGTCGAAATACACGGTCGTCAACGGACCCGTCGTCTTTTGCTTCACGCGCTTCGTGTCGGCCGTGAACACGTCGACACCGCCGCCCTGCGCGATGATCAACGCGAGCTCGCACGTCGCGCGCACGATCGGCGTCGGGATCACCGTCGAGTCATAGAACGCGATCGAGGTGTCGATGAAGTACTCGGAGACGAACTCCGGGTCGGCGTCGGCCTCGAGCGTTGGCACCCACTGACGCGGAAACGCGAGCGACTGCGTCAATGCGTTCGACGTCGTCGCGCCTTTGGAGCCGGCCCACTTGATGGTGTCGAGCAGCTCCGTCGCCGCGAGGAGGGCCGCGGCTTTCGGATCGTCCTGCAGTGCATCCCACGCCGCCGCCGTCGGACGCGCTGCGTGATACGCGTCGGCCGTCGAGGCCGCTGCGTACACGTTCGCGTTCGATGCGCCAGGCGTGGCGATGAGTTGCATCGATTACTCGGGATTCGCGTTCGGGAACTGGACAGGATCGAGCGCGAGCTTCGGGATCTCCTCGAGCGTGATCGCGCCGCCGGCGATGTGCGGGACGAGCGCGTCGATGAGCTCCGCCTGCTTCTGATTCGCATTGAGCGACGCACGCTTCGCGAGCACCTGGAGCTCTTTGTACGACTTTTCGCCGAGTCGCTCAGCGATGGACTTGGGAGGCGTTGGCGGTGTGGCCGCTTCGCGCGAGGGTGTGTCGGCCGTTGCCGGCGACGCCTCGTCAGTCGCATAGCTGTATTCATCGGGCGAGAGCTTCACGAGCTCCCGCGCATCGACGGGCCAGACCTCTTGGATCTGACCGGTCGACGCGACTCGGATGCGCACCGTACGCGCGTGCGGCGCTGGTTTCGTCATCGTCGCTTAGAGCTGCTGCACCGCGTACGCGGTGTAGTTGATACCCGTCGCGAGCGTGCCCGCGACATCGGTGTACATGCGCATGTACTGGTAGGTCACGCCGTTGATCTCGTTCGCGAACGGGATCTCGTAGCGGCCCACAGCCGGGGACGATGCGGATTCGCCAATGAGCACGGACGAATGCCCGAGCGCGATCATCGGTCCACCGACGACGCTCGACGCGAACGTCTTCGAGTTCGAGAACTGCGTCTTGATGTTGTAGAGCTCATTGCCGGTGTCGATTTCGAGCGCGGTCGTGTCGACGATCACGCGACCATCGAAACGGGCCAGCCCGAGATCGAGCACCTGGGCCGAGCTCGCGACTGTTGCCGCGGCGTCGGCAGCAACCAGCCCGGCGTCCTTGAGCAGCAGTTTCGCGTCGTACGTGAAATCCTTCTGATTGCGAGCCATGATCGTGAGTCTCCAGAGAGGTCAGCGAAGCAGGGCGAGCGAATTCTCGCCCTGCGTGCGGGTCGCGTTACGCGACGACCGCTCCGTCCTTGATGCCGCGCAGACGCACGACCGAACGGCCATGCTCGACGCAGATGCTCGCGAGCCATTCGACGCGCGTGCGCTTGGCCGGCGTGGTCTGGAGCTCCCCGAGATCGCGCACATCCATCACGCCGTTCTGGATGCCCGAGAAGTAGCCGTCGCCGACGCCGACGACGTACAGCGACGCCGACTGCGCCGTGCCACCACCGCTCCCGACTTCGGTGTAGGTGATCGGCTCGGTGCCGCCGTTGTCCGGATAGGCGGTGAGCAGCGGCAGGCCGTTGTAGGTCTGCAGCGGACGACCGAAGTCGTCCTTCGTCTGCACGAGGAATCCGCCCGTCGACGTGTTGCGCGACGCCTGGGTGAGGCGACGACGCATCAGCTTCGGCAGCCAGATGGCCGTCGGGTTGGCACACTGATCGATCGCTGCGTCGAGCTGTGCGAGCGACAGCACGTCACCACCGGATGACGCGCCGTTCTCAACGAGCTGCGAGCCCGTGATGCGCACCTGAAGGCCATCTGGCTCGCGCGGGTTGGACGTTGAGTCGCCCTTGATCAGCACGCGCGTGAATTCGGCGGCGAGCGCCTTCACCTTCATCGCTTCGTGCGTTGCGCGAACGCCTTCGCCCTGCGTTTTGAGGATCGCGGTATCGACATCGAGATCGCCGCCAGCGATGCGCAGCGCTTCGACGAGCGGATTGATCACGCCGGTCGACTCGGTGTAGGCCTCATTCACGCCGCGGAACGCGACGCCCGGCAGCGTGCCTTCGCGATTGTACGCGTAGGCGTTGCCCGGAATGTCCTTGAACGCCAGCGACATGAGCCACTGGCTGGCCTGGGCGAACATGGCGATGACGGCGGCGCGCTTCGTCTCACCGTTGGTGGCCGACAGCTTCGCGGCTTCGACAAGAGTCAGCATGGACTCTACTCCTGAATGGGGTTGGGTCCCCGTCGCGGAGCTCGAGGCTCAGGCGGGGATTCGCGGTGCGTTCACGCCGAATCCCTCGGCCACTGCGCCCTGTCAGCGAGGCATCGCGCCCCGCGGCGATTGATCGCCACCCTCGAGCGCGTCGCGCGCTCGCACGCCCTCCACCCGACGCTTACGCAGCGTTGGCTTCGTTCGCTTCCCTCAGCATCTGCAGCGGATTCGCGATGACGCGATCGGCCGCGGTCGGATCAACATTCGACGGCGTCTTCCCTGATCCACCAGTCGCACCACCGCCGGCGGCCTTCGTGCCCTGATAGAACTCGGGCATCTCGGTCTTGTACGTCTTGCCGAAGAAGTCAGCGACCTTCTCCGTGACGACGTCGCCCTTGTCGTTCTTCTGCACGATCTGACCATCGACCAGATCGAACTTTCCTTTCGTCAGCTGCAGCGCGGCACCCGCTTTTTCAGCACGGCCGCCCGCTGCAATGAATGCTTCTTTCAACTTGTCATCGAGCCGCACGGTGCGCAGCTCGCCGTTCACTTTGTCGAGATCGCCCTGCACCTTGGC